GAGGTAAGTATATACCTATGCGTCCTTATGAATGGAAAGACAGAGTTAATGTTACTGTTCAAGTAGGATTAGGTTCTGGTTCAAAAGAACAACAACTTATATTAGTTAATGCTATTCTACAAAGACAGATGGAAGCTATACAATTACAACAGAATGTATATGGTCCAATGGTCAATCTTAGAAACATCTACAACTCATTAAAGAAATTAGTTGAAAATGCAGGTCTAAATAGTGTAGAACCATTCTTTATGGATCCAGATGTAGGTGCATCTCAGATGCCTCAATTACCACCTAAACCTCCAACAGAGTTTGAAAAAGTAACTCTAGCACAGGTACAAGGTGAAAACCAAAGAGCACAGCTAAAAGCTGAAACAGATATTAAAAACATTGAAGCTAAAATGAGAGAGTCCATGTTAGATTTTGAGTTGAAAATAAAAGAACTTGAGTTAAAATATGGTAGCAAAATAGATGAAGCTAATTTAAAACGAAGATCTATGTTAGAACAAACTGATTTATCTAAATCAGGTGATCTAATGAAAGAAATAATAAAAGGACAACAACAATTCTTCAATGGACAACAAGGAAAAACAGATCAGGGAGGGCAAGAGAGCAGAACAACTCCTGAACGATCCCCTTCTAAAGACAGCATTTGAAGATCTTCTTGAGTTATATAAACAAGAAATCTTTAATACAAAATTCACTGATAGTGATAAGCGTACATACCTTTGGGTAGCCTACAATCTAGTAGATAAGATACGTGGACATTTACAAAGTATCATGACCAGTGGAAAACTAACTCAAGAGGAGTTAGATCAATTAAATAAAAGAAGTTAAGCTAACGCAACTTCAAATTCGTCAACCAATAAGAAAGGAACGATATGGAAGATAACATACAAGGTGCAGCTGAAAAAATTTCAGGACTATTGAATCCAAAAGATCAACAAGAAACTGAAACTAAACCAGTAGAACCATCAGAGTCTACGACTGAGGAACAGTCAACCGAACCGAGCCAAGCTGAGTCTGAAGCAGCTCCTAAAGAGGAGACATCTGAAAATACTGAGGTCACAGAAGAAACACAAACAGAATTAGAGGAACCCAATCTCCACCAACTAAAAGTTAATGGTCAAGAGATAGAGGTTAGCCTTGATGAACTGAAAGCTGGATATTCTAGAGACTCAGATTATAGACAAAAAACTCATCAGCTGAGTATGGAGAGAAAAGATCTTGATACTCAAAAGAATAGTTTGCGTCAATCTTATGATGCTAAACTAACAGAGTTGAATGATTTAATAGCAACTGCTGACGCAACTGTCAGACAAAAACAAGGTAGTCAAGATCTTAAGACACTTTATGAAGAAGATCCAACTGCTGCTGCTAAGTTAGATTTTGAACTTAGACAACAGAATAAACAGTTAAGTGATATGAAATATAAAGCTCGAGAGATTCAACAAAAACAATATGACGAGTTCTTGGAGGCACAGCGAGAGTTAGCAGCAACAAAAATACCAGAGTACAGCGATCCTGGAAAAGCAGATCAATTCAAAGTTAATATGCGTAATTCTTTAAGGAATTATGGTTTTAATGATGAGGAGATCGGATCACTTGCAGATCATAGATTTTTAATGGTTGCAAAGGATGCTATGAGTTACCAAACTTTGAAAGATAAAAGACCTATCGTTCAAAAGAAAGTAGCCAATGCTCCAAAGGTAGTTAAATCTGGTGTAGCTAAATCTTCAACAAGTTCTGGTAGAGAGCAAATAAGAAATAAAATTGGCAAGGTGCGTAAGAGTGGTGATATAAAAGATGCATCATCTGCAATCCTTGACATTATTAATCTTAAATCTCAACAAAGGAAATAAACAATGGCACAACCAACTAACACGTTTGATACGTATGATTCAGTCGGTGAAAGAGAAGATCTTTCTGACGTAATCTACAGTATCTCACCAACAGATACGCCATTCATCAGCTCAGCAGCTAAGACTAAAGCTACTGCAGTTCTTCACGAATGGCAAACAGATTCACTTGCATCAGCAGCTACTAACAATGCTGTTATTGAAGGTGATGAAGCAACTTTAGATGCAGTTTCTGCAACTACAAGACTTTCAAACAGTTCTCAGATTATGGACAAAACAGTTGTAATTACAGGAACACAAGAGTCAGTAGACAAAGCAGGTAGAGCATCTGAGTTAGCATACCAAATTGCTAAAAAAGCAAAAGAGCTTAAAAGAGACATGGAAGCTACTATTACTGGAAACCAAGCAGAAGTTGCTGGTAACAGTACAACAGCTAGAAAATTCGGTTCTTTAGGAGCTTGGATTGAAACTAATGATGATCTTGGTGGTGGTTCAGCTGCATCTGGTGGAGCTGGTAATACAGCAAGAACTGATGGAACTCAAAGAGCTTTCACAGAAGCATCATTAAAATCAGTAATCAAATCAGTTTGGAATGAAGGTGGTGATCCTTCTATGATTATGGTAGGACCATTCAACAAACAAAAATTATCAGGATTTACTGGTAATTCAACTAGATTTGATGCAGGTGCAGACGCTACATTATATACTTCTGTAGACGTATACGCATCTGATTTTGGACAGTTACAAGTAGTACCTAACAGATTCTCTAGAGATAGAGATGCATATGTGTTAGACATGAACTACTTCGGCATAGCTTTCTTAAGAGACTTCAGTATGCATGAACTTGCAAAAACTGGTGACTCTGAGAAAAGACAGCTTTTAGTTGAAGCGACTCTTGAGTCAAGAAACGAAAAAGCGTCTGGCTTAGTTGCAGACTTAACAACATCATAATAATATAACTGTTTAGGGGAGTAACCTATAATCTGCTCCCCTAGCAGCATTCTAATCAATGAAGATCTGAGATAGGTTAAGATCGGAACATTAAAGGAATAAAATGAGAACATTAAACGACTATTTTGTATATGGCGAAATTGCTGACGTAAGTACAGCATCATCAACTTTTGTAGCAGTACCAGATTCTGGTAAAATTATTAAAATCATCACATCTCTACAGGGAGCAATCTCTGGAGCTAATGCAGGTGTATCTTTCGAGATAGGTGGAACTGCAGTTACTGGTGGTGGAATAACAGTAGCACATTCAGGTTCAGCAGCTGGAACTGTAGATTCTGCAGAACCAACAGCAGCTAACAATGTTGAAGAAGGTGGAACTATCGAAATGATAACTGATGGTGCATCTACTGGAGCTAAAAAACTTAACGTAACTTTTATAATTAGAAGATAAGGAGTAACATGTCAAACATTGCGATGAGACCTGTTACTACACAAAAAGTTAATTCATCAGGATCTTCAGCTCAATCATCAGCATTCGGTTCTAACGTAGAATATGTTAGAGTAATACCAGATGCAGATTGTCATATTGAGTTTGGAGTTAATCCTACAGCAACAACTTCTAAGATATTCTTAGAGTCTAAATCATCAGAATACTTCAAAGTATCTGAAGGTGAAAAAGTTGCTGTAATAGGATCTGTAAACTTATACGTAACTGAATTGACAGAGTAATGGGAAAAGTTCGATCTGTAGAATACGATGGTGGAATAAAAACTAAGTATATTCAAGAGTCAGATGGTAAACTTACTATTAACAATCAACAGGATGTAAATCCTTTGTTGAAAAGAAATAAAGAGTTATACAATCACGACAAAGGATGGGTTTCTTCTGAAAAAGGAATGAAACGAGTAGCTAGTGTACCACCATTAGTACTACAGATCTGGGCAAAAGAATATAATGGAAGCAACAACTGGTTTGCTTTACCAAAAGAAATTCAAAGAAAAATAATGAGAATGAAATTAAACTCTAATGAGTTTAGATATTTCAGAACAGCAGAAGGCAGTTTATAATGGCATTATCAACATACACAGAATTAAAAGCATCTATAGCTAATTTTTTAAATAGATCTGATCTTACAACAGAGATACAAGATGACTTTATTAAATTAACTGAAGCTGACTTCAATGCAAAATTAAGAATAAGACAAATGGAACAGCAAGATGATATTACTATCAATGCTGAACAAGTAAATGCTCCTACAGGTTTTTTAGCTGTAAGATCATTTTATGTACTACAATCATCAGTCAAGTATCCATTAGAGTATATCACACCACATAATATGTTTGAGATAAAAGGTGGATCAAGAACTGGTAGACCAAGAACATACACAATCGAGGCAGACAATGAAGTGGAAAAATTCAGATTCGGTCCTGCTCCTGATACTTCTTATACTGGGAAGTTATCATACTATAAAGCTATATCAGAGCTTAGTGATTCTAATACATCAAATTACATCTTAAACAAACATCCAGCAATTTACTTGTATGGTTCATTATATCATGCAGCTAACTTTCTTGGTGGAATTGATCAAACACAACTATCACAATGGTTACAGATGTATTCAACTGCATTAGAAAGATGTGAGCAGAACGACAAACAAGATTCATATGGAGGAGCACCTGTTCAACAAAGAACAGATGTACAAACAGATTTATCATTTTATAGGAACAGATAATGCAAGTACCTTTTGGAGAATGGCTACCTGATCAACCTGAACATTTAAAGCCAGGTGCTAATGTAGCTACAAACGTATATCATACATTAAATAGTTACAAAAGATTTCCATCTCTTGTAGACTATAGTACTAATAGTGTAGGTGCTAATGCTAAAGGTGCAGGTTCATTTAGAGATAACTCAAATAATATCTTTAACTTTGTAGCAACAAATACAAATTTATATCAATTAGCTACAGGAACATTTACATCTAGAAAATCAGGATTAAATGGAACAAATACAGACTACGTTACATTTACACAATTTGGTAATTATGTAATTGCAAGTAATGGAGTAGACGCACCACAATATTATTTAATGGGTACATCTACAAACTTTGCTAATCTTAGTACAATAGTAACTGCAGGTTCTTTACCTACATTTAGAGTATCAGGAGTTATTCGAGATTTTTTTGTTACAGGTAATCAACCTACAAATACAAATAGAATACAATGGTCAGGTATAAATGATCTTGCAACATGGCAAGGTAAACAAGCTGACTTCCAAGACTTACCTGGATCAGGTGGTAGAATAGTACATATTACATCTGGTGAGATAGGATATGTATTTAGACAAAATCAAATCATACGTATGGACTTTGTTGGTGGATCTGTAGTATTTAGACTATCAGTTATATCTCCAAACAGAGGAGCTATTTATGGACAAACAGTATGTCAAGATAATAGAAATGTATTCTTTTATTCTGATGATGGATTTTATCAATTATCTGGTGATTCAATATCACCTATTGGTGCAGAAAAAGTAAATAGATTTTTTGATCTTGATCTTAACAAAGCATAT